CACCTGTCATCTCAGGATAAGTTCTCTCCATATATTTTACGACATCTTGTGTGTCCACCATTTCTTTTTGTGCTTCTGTCGGTTCTCTTTCAAAATCAAGAGCCGAATCTGGCAATCCCTTTGGTGTGTCTTTAATCATCATTTACTCCTATATAAACATTTGTATTGTTATTCTGTTATCCGACATTGGTGTCGTCATTGTTGTTGAGTGTTCTATATTTTCTGATAAATCACTAACTAATAACTTATTAAATTCTGGATACTCTAAAATATATTTATCTAATTCTTTATTGTGATGAATATTTGCACCACCCCAATTCTTTTCCCAATCACGATTTAAAAATAAAGTCATAGCCAACTTTCTATCTTTAAACTCATCATTATGAAATGGTATAAAACTACCAGCTGTCCATATATAAATCATACAAGACATATTATCTGGCATTGTCTTTATCAAACCATTTTTCATAAGAGACTTAACAATCTCATTTGAATATTCTGTTGGTGTGTCCGTGCACAACACAACTGAACTATCCAAAACTATTCCTCTTTCCCAACTATGATTGGTCCAAAAGTTTTTCTCTAATTTATCTTGTTGTAATAGATTATACGAATAATTTACGACATTGTCAAGTAATTTTTCATCAAATATATTATTATATACTTGCATTATTTAGTCCATATTTTTTTTAATAGTTTCTCATCTACACCATACTTTGATATAATAGAATATACAACATCTTTACCCATAATGTCAAGCGTTTTTTCAATATTTTCTGAACTATCTTCAAAATAATCACATAATATATCCATAGCCCACTTTTCAATCTTAGATTTCTTTTTAGATTTGGTATATCGTAAGTATGTATTTCCTCTTGGTAGTAGATTTGTATAGAATTGATAAACCGTCTTTGGTTTCAATTCCCAATATTGTTGTATTTCGTTTACAACTTCTATCCACTCGGCTTTCATTGATAAAAATCTATGCACCATATAATTGGACCAAGTTTTCTTGTCCGCATCTGTAATGTTGTCCCAATACAATTGGTTCTGAACATTAGTAATTTGTTTTATGTGGTCAAATAGTGTTTTTGTTTTCATTGTGAATAACCTTAGATATAAATAAATAGTTCATACGAACCTCAAAATGTAAATTATTTAAAAGCATCTCCTAATATCCAAGTGACTATTGAATATCTAACACCCTTTGTTATCGGTCTAACTCTATGTCCTAAAAATGCAGGAAATAATATTAATGAACCTTTTTTTCTTGTTCCGAAGTAGTTTTCATCACCCTCATCATTTGCGATACTAAATTCAAAATCTCCACCCTCATAATCTTGCTCATCACTTAGTTGAATTATCGCTGATATCTTTCTGACTGATGTTTCATTTTTACCAATGTCTAAATGCCAGTCATATTTATCGGTATTCTCATATCTTAACAATACTATGTCCTCTAACTGATATGGTTTTTCTAATTGAAATTTAAAGTTAATTAAGTTTGACATCTCACAAGCCATAATAATATGTTTAGTCAATTTGAATCCGTCTGATAATACAACATCATTTTTTAATCTTACCTCTTGGACTTTGCGAACATTTTCATTTAATTCACTACCCTCATAAGTTCCTGCCACGCCTGACTTTTGTGGTTTTGACTCATCAAATTTTTGAATTAGTTCATCACATTGTTCTGAAGTTAAAAAGTTTTCTCTATGTAAGACAAAATTAAATTTATTATTTTCTTTCATTTGAAAGGTTCTCCCGTAATTATCTCTCTCATAATGTATCTTTCTCCACTTGTTAATTCTGTAACCATATGACTGACAAAAGATGGAAACACCAACACATATCCTTTTTTGTATGGTGTTTTGAAAAACTCTCCGTCGTTCGTAAATGCCAGATGTAAATCACCACCCTCAAATTCACTCTCGTCTGACAACTGAATCAAACAAGTTAACTTATTGATTGACTCTTTACCTTTATCATAATCTGCGTGCCAATCAAATTTGTCGTTGTCCTTATATCTTAATGCTTTTAAATCTTTGAGAGTATCTGACAACTGAAAGTTCCACACTTTATTATTTAATATCTTTACATATGGTTCTAATTTTTTATTTATCCAAGAATATTTTTCATCACCATACATATACAACTCCTCAAATGTTCTGGCATTTTTAACCTCATCTGATTTGTTATCTGAATTTACGATAACTGCATTCTCATAACCAGAAATCCAATTGGTCTCCTCTTTTAATTGTTTTATTAGTTCATCACATTGTTCATCAGATAAAAAAGGCGTATGTGTAAACCATTGAAAATTATCGTTCATTTGAAATGATTCCCTATAAAAAATTCTTGTAATACATATCGTGTCCCACTAATGACTGGCTTTACTCTATGTGATAAAAATGTTGGAAAAAATGTGATTGAACCTTTTTCTTTTGGAACTTCATACCAATTCATATCGTGGTCTTGTAGTGCAAATTGTAGTTCCCCACCCTCATATTCACTCGGGTCTGTCAACTGAACAATGGCGGTTAACTTTCTCAATGAACTACTACCTGAATTCATATCCGTATGCCAGGTGTAAAAATTTGTGTTTTTATATTTTATTAATTTTAGTTCATTATCACACTCTTGAATATCAAATTTAAATGACTTCATATTGATTAACTTTGCCATTGAAAATATCTTTTCTTGTAATGGTTTCCAATCTTTGTTTGGTTTATCAGGTCTTTGATTAGTGTATGGTTGTTCACATAAATACCACTCAGAAGTTTTTCTAAATTTTTCATTTACTCCCAAGTTTTGCTCATCATCTACACGAACTCCACCCTTTAACATAACTTCATTTTCACTAATATCTTTTATCAGTTCATCACATTTGTTATCTGATATAAAATTAGGAATCTGTATGTAAAACTTAAAGTCCTCGTTTTTAATTAATGTCATTTAAAAGTATTTCCTTGTATCCAAGTTAACATTGTGTATCTATCTTTATCATAAAATTGTGAAACTTTGTGTGCTGCAAAAGCTGGAAATATAACTATTCTTCCTTGTTGTGATTCTATTTTATCACCCCATATTTCAAGTTCTCCACCCCAATAGTCGTCATTTAAGAATACAACCGAAGTTAGTTTTGTGGTGGTATCAACTAATCTACCTGGTCCCGCTGCAAAGTCTGAGTGTAGAGTATTTTGTTCTTTGTAAACCCCTGCTTTGTAATACTTACCCTCTTGTAATTGAACACTATCTATATCAAATTTGAAATGTATATCATTTGATAATTTCATTATGTTCCAAACTTTATCTAAATAGGTTTTCTCATTTAGTTTTACAACCTGTGCTCCACAAGTGTCTATTTGTTTGGATTCATCATCTATGATTTTGATGATGTCTTCACACTCATCTTTTGATAGAAAGTTATCTCTAACTAAATACCATTTAAAGTTATTGTTATGTATCAGACTCATCAGAAACTAAAACCTTATTTGCGAAATAATTTTTACCATTATCGGTGCTGTTTATATTGTAGGTAATCTGTTGTTTTTTATCCACCTCAATATTTACGAGTGTTAATTTATTCATTTCATCATTTAAAACCACATCACCTATTTGTAGTGGGGCTTTATATCCCTCATCAACCACATAAAATGGATGATTATCTGTGGTTTCAATTATTGTGTTGTTATCAAACTTGTATTTAACAATATTGTCGTGTAATATTTTTACCGTTTCTAATACCTTTGAATTTTGTAATTTGCCAGTATCTTCATTGTATGTCTTTATCATATCACCTGGTCTTACTTTACAAATTTTTTGATATGTTCCGTCTGATAATGTAATCATAGTGTCATAAGTAAAACAAAATCTACAAATTTTATTGTGAACCAAAATATTATTTGCAAAGTAATTGTGTGTGTCATTAACAACAAGATTGTAAGTTTTTTGTTCCTCTTGATATGTTTCTAATCTCATTACTTTTTGTTCCACTATACTTTTGTCTTGAGAAACTTGTAAACAAATATCACCAACCTCTAATTTTTCACAATCCATATCGTGAGTGTTTTTGGTCCACTCTGGTCTTTTACTTGACCAACCTTTTCCTACTACATAGTAAGGGTGGTCAGCTACATTTTCATTAATGGTTCCGTCCTCAAAATGAACCTTAACAAAGTTATGATTCATTGGTGTTTTAGTTTCTAAAACTAATTTTTCAATAACCGACTGACTATCAAAATCATAAGTAGACACGACATCTCCAACCTCAACATCTTCAATATTTTTTACCGAGTCATCACCCATTAAAACTTTAGTCCCTGCTACAAAGCAACATTTAGGTGGCAAATTGTGAACTAATATATTAGACGAAAAGTATGTATCAATGTCCTCAACATCTAATGAATACCAAGATATGTCCTCTTGAACTTCTGTTTTTGATGTGATTTCTAATTCATTTCCGTCTGTATTTAAAAAGTAATCACCAACTGCTATCTGATAAGGATTTCTCCAACCCCAAGTTCCACTTTGTTTTACAAAGTAATATGCGTCTGATGATTTAGATTGTAATGGTATCTTGATACTTCCATTTAATAAATAATAACCATAAAATGTATATGCAACATCTGTAAATGTTCTAACCACGATTGAACCTGAATCATAAGAACCACTTAAATCTGTTGTGGTGTATGAAACATAGTCCATAGTTTCATCTGGCATACCTAATGGTTGATATGATTTAACAACATCACCGACCTCTATATCTTGAACTTGTTTTGTTGAGCCGTCAAACATATTAATTAAACTACCACTTGCGGCTGTTTTTCCCTGAATCGGTTTAAGTTTCCACTCATCACCTCTTTCATCTAAATTCCACTTCGCCATAGAAGTTTTGTGTCCTACCTCTTGGTCATTATTACCTAAATATACTATATCGTTAGGTGTTAACATATGTGTTATTTTACCAACATCTAAATATGATTTTCCGTCTTCGTAACTACCACTTTGTATTATGTATTGTTCCACCAAAGAACCACTATTTATTTCATTTTGATAACTTGAACTATTTGGGTGATAAGAATAAAAACTTAATCCATTAACAAATAAGCCAGCATCAACATCTGCTTTCTTTGATACAAAATCTGGAAAGTTTAAATTATCAGTATATGATGCTGTGTTGAATAAAGGTATCAAAGATGAACTAACCGGCGAAGAACTTAGAATTGTTCTAAATGTATTTTTGTTGGCTGAACCACTCGTCATATCATTTAGTGAGTCATCACTATACCAAGGTGTTTGCAACCATAAATGAAACTTGTCTAAGTGGTCTGTGTTTCCTCTTTGTGAAAAATATGTTACTGAAGTATTTTCATTATACTCAAAATTTACTGAAATATTATGTCTGGCAAAACTCTCACTTATTAGTGGAACGTGAGCTGTTGGTGGGTTTGTTCCAAAAAGTTCGTGGCTTGGCATACCATAAACATAACAAGTATCACAACTTTGTGAAGCCACATAGTTTGATATTTTATCATAAACATCTTCTTTTAGTCTGATTCTGGAACCTGCGAAGAAAACATTTGTGTTGTGTTCCACGAAGTAAATATCATTTGAACCTGTTTCTACTATATAATCTAAGCCAGATATCACACCAACATTTGTATTGGTTGGCCAACCTGTGCTTGCCGTTACATAATTATAATATTGTATTGATTTATCTCTTACTGACATAGTTTTTTTCCTATATATAAATATAAATTAGACAAACTTTATCCAATCTCTACAAACTTTGATAGAAAAATCTTTATTTGTTTGTATTCCGGCGTGACCACTCCCAACTAAATCGTTGTCTACTTGTAAATCTAAGTAATCCTCTAATTCATATTGTAGTAATGGGATACTTAAAGATTTTAAATAATAGTAAATTAACATTTTATTTCTATACAAATTATCCAAATCATTTTCATCATTTTGTATAAAAGTTATACTATCGTGTATTTTTTTTCCTTGTTCGGTTTCCCAAAAATCCCATTTCACATCAGGTTTGTGTGAACATTTTCTACCCTCTGATGTGGTGTATTCTCGTCTGTGTGGATAAGTGTGTAGAACAATGACAAAATCAGGTTTTAAATATTCGGTAAATGATAAAACTGCTCTTGATATGGTATCATTTGACAAACCTTGAACACTACAATTTATATAACTATGTCCTGTTCTATCAGACACTCGTTGGACCCAAGTGTTTTTTAGTTCATTACCTAATCCAACAGTATGACTACAACCAAAAACTATAAACTTTTTCTTGGCAGATTGATAAGTTTCTAAACTATCTCCACGAAACCCAAGTTCATTAAAAGTGTATTTAATTTTTCCACTTTCATCTCCACCTATTTTGAAATGTTCTGAGTTTTTTCTATCTTTTAAGTTACTAAAGATATCAAAACTTTTATGGTCCCAACCCTTCATTTGTTATTCTCACTCGACATATACTTCATAAAATTCTCCTTGGTGTCTGACTGACTCACTATCCATCTTGGTGCATAATAATATTTACTTTCATTTGAAGAAAGATAGTCAACATAATTTGGTATGTCCACTTCAACTTTAAAAAAATCTAATTTACTACTTTTAAAAATATTCTTAAATTTTGTTTCAGGTTCTGTAATCTGATTAAAGAAACTAACTATGGTCCCAATGTCACAACATTTTAGTATCATTAATGGAAATAAAAAACTAATTTTACTTTCTCCCCAAGTATCAAAAAATATTCCATCAAACTTTTTATCAGGTAGACTATTTTGCCAATCACCAAATATTATTTCTACATTAGGTTTGTCTTTCGCCCACTCAATCAATTTTTCATAAACGACTTCATCATTTTCTATAATGGTGTGTGATTTTATATCTTGTTTCTGTATGTAGTCTGCACTAATACCCATACCAAACCCAACTTCTAAAATATCTCCACCATTTTCACACACAATTTCTGCGTGCTTTTTCATCATATCATCTTCCCACTCGTGCATTACGATACGATTATTGTGGATTAAACTTTTCTTTGTATATTCCACTTTTCTTTTGTATCCTCTTCAGTTATTATCCACTCTGGCAAATAATATATTTTGTGAGTTGGGTCAACATATTGTTTTAGTTCGTATTCTGGTATCTCAACCTCATAAAATTTGATTTTATCTTCATCAAAAAATTTTGGTGTCCAAATTGTTTTAGGTCGCCAAAGATGATTATACATAGTGACTATCGTTCCTACCTTACAAAATCTCATCATATACAAAGGTAATAATGATAATCCTAATTTATCAGTTGGTGCTTGCTCGCCAGCATCATAAAGTATTCCGTCAAACTTTTCGTTTAGTTCAACGGTTTTCCAATCACCAGAAATTATTTTTGTGTTTGGTTTATCTTTTGCCCACTCAACTGCTTTCTCGTATATTTCATCATTTAGTTCAATGATAGTGTGTGACTTGATATTTTGTTTTTGTATATGAGTAGCACTGATACCCATACCGAATCCACACTCTAATATGTGTCCACCATTACGACAAGTTATTTCTGCGTGGGCTTTCATTACAGTGGTATCCCAATCACCTTGAACATAACTTTTTTCTTTATTATCGTATAGTATTCTGTTAGGATAGTGATTAAGTTTTTTTTCTTTCCACTTTTTATCACTCGGATTCATTATACCAACCAGATTTACGCAGTATCTCTCTTATTTGTTCAGCGTATGCCTCGTGAGATTTTACTCCTGGATGTCTACCGGCTAAATCATACAAATCAAAAAATATATCTATGAAATGTTTTGGTATTTCGTCGTCCCAAGTTCCCCATATAATTTTATTTCTACCAATCAAACGATTCATCATCATATAATGATGATAGAAATATAGAAAGTGGTTATACTCATTTTCCTCTGCGGCTCTTGGTTTATCCCAACATCTACGAGCTACTCCGTTGTCTTCAAAATGCATTCTTCTAAAACTATGTGGAATAGTTACAACATATATAAAGTTTCTGTTTTGTTCGTGATTAAATTTATGATAGACTTCCGCCATCTTTCTCGCACAATAATCTAAACCTGTTTTACCGGCTCCATAATTCCATACTGATGTTTTCTCGTCACCTAACAAGTGAACAAATGTTTCTTCTTGTTCAACGTCCCAACCATAAGTCCAACTATCACCGAAACAATGTATTTGTAGGTGTTCAGGACTTGTATCGTTATACTTTGGGTCCTCTATTCTACTTCCGTCTAAATAATATTGTTCATCTAAGTCTAATATAATTTTAACACTATCGTCAGTTTCTCTATTGTATCTTAAATCAATGTCTGGAATACTGCCGTCAGGCC